TCTAAACGTATTGAAAAACATTCTCGTAAGAAAGAAAACTTCAAAGCGTGGGTACAATCAAAGATAACTAAAGCATCTGATTACTTAGATACTGCTGCAGATTATCTTGATAGTAAAGATGTAAAAGAAGCAGCAAACGCAGCACAACAAGCAGCGATTGCGATTGATATGAAGAAAAAAGGTAAGAAACCTAAGAGTATGAGTGAAGGTTCACTTCATAAATGGTTTAAGGGTTCTAAATCAAAAGACGGTAAAGGTGGATGGGTTAACGTAGTCACAGGTGGAACCTGTGCCAGTGATGAACCAGGTGAGGGAACACCTAAATGTGTTTCTTCTGCAAAGAGAGCAAGTATGAGTAAGAAAGAGAGATTATCTGCAGCGAGAAGAAAGAAAAAGGCAGATCCAAATCAGCAGTCTAAATCAGGTGCTGCAAAACCAACTTATGTTTCAACTGACAAACCAAAGAAAAAGAAAATGAAAGAAGAATTTATCTCATTACCACTTCAACTTGAAGTTCCACAAAATGATGGAGAATTTAGATTAGGTCTGATGTTCCGTGAAAGTTTGGAACAAGATCGTGGTATGCTCTTTGTATTTGAGAATACTGATCAACATTCTTTCCATATGAAGAATACTTTTATACCTCTTGATATTGCATTTATAAACGAAGAAGGTATTATTGAAAGTATTAAAGAATTAGATCCAATGAATCCAATTCCAGTTTATCCTGATGGTGACGTAAGATATGCGATTGAAGTAAATCGTGGTTGGTTTGCAGAAAATGGTATTGAAGTAGGAGATATTATTTTAGAAGATACAGAAGAGACAGAAATAGATCTTAATGAAGTCAAAGATAAAAAAGGCAAGGGTAGTGGTACAAAAGATGCTTGCTATCATAAAGTTAAGTCAAGATATTCAGTTTGGCCAAGTGCTTATGCATCAGGTGCATTAGTTAAGTGTCGTAAGGTAGGTGCTGCAAACTGGGGTAACAGTCGTAAAGAGGAAGTAGAGTATGAAGTAAATGAAGGAGTTATGGCAATTCCAATGGTTGCTGGTGGAATTGGTAAGGCACTAGGTGCTGGTGCAGCTGCTCTTGGTGCTGCTGGTACTATGATGCAAATTAGAAAAAGAGGAAAGGATAGTCCCTTCAAACTTAAAAAAGGCACAAGAGCACAACAAGAACTTGACCCTACTCCAGAGCAAAAGAAAGCTAATCAAGAACAAGAGAAGATGAATAAAAAGTTATCTGATCATTATGATTGGAGATCAACCTTAGATGAAAAGTGTTGGGCAGGTTATGAAAAGAAGGGAATGAAAACAATGTTTGGTAAGAGGTATCCAAACTGCGTAAAAAAGTCAAAGAAGAAGAAGTAAAGGATGCTTCTTCTGAATTACAAGAAAAGAAAAAAATTAAGAAAAAAATTAATAAACCAGTTAAAGACTTAAAAGATTTTGATCCTGCTGGTTACTTTAAAGATAGTCAGTTAATGCCTGGTTCTGGTATTGATAAAAAAATAATTGATGAAAAAGTAAAAACACCTAAAAATCCTGCAAATATGGCATTACCTAAAGGAGTGAAATCTCCTATTGATTATAGAGGATTGTATTCTATTTCCGAAAAAGCAGTATCTAAAAAGCAACAACAATTTTTTGGAATAGTTCGTGCTATTCAGAAAGGAGAGCAAGAACCAACTACACCTGAGACTGCAAAGGCAGCTGCAGATATGAAAAAATCCGATGTTAAAAAATTTGCATCCACTAAACATAAAAAACTTCCAGATAAATTAGAAAAGGCAATGAAAGAAGATATTACAGACGAAGCACTAACAATTCAAGATTGGAACGTTGATGACATTAAGTTTACAGAAATTGAAACTGTAGATATAATTAAAGCAAAACCAATCAAAGAGAGCATGTCTAATTGGAGAGACGAACTTGATGAAGATTGGCAAAGTGTTAATCGTAAAGATAAAACTGATGGTATGAGTAAAAAAGCAGTAAAAGCATATCGTCGTGAAAATCCTGGTTCTAAATTAAAAACAGCAGTCACAAAAGATCCTAAGAAATTAAAAAAAGGATCTAAATCTGCAAAGAGAAGACTATCTTTCTGTAGAAGAATGAAGGGAATGAAGAAAAGACTTACATCTGCAAAGACTGCAAGAGATCCTGATTCAAGAATTAATAAGGCACTACGACGTTGGAACTGCTGATAATATTTACTAAATAGTCAATAAAGTTTAGAATTATGTTAATTAAAGTCTTAGCAGCGGAGGGTAATTTATCATCTGCTTCAAATGTTGACTCAGCTAGTGTGGTAAGACTTTACAATGGTCATTCCGCAGCGATAGTCATAACTAGAAAAGATTCGGGTGGAACTACTATTGGTAGTTTTACATTAGGCACTCTACAATCAATTGTTATTGAAAAGGATTATTCAGACACATTAACTGCAGCATCAAACGGTGCAAGTGTTAAAGTTGTAAAGGTTGCATTTACTATTTCATAATTTTTAAATGAGTGAAGTTTATCTTGGTAATCCTAACTTAAAGAAGGCAAATACCCAGATTGAATTTACACAAGAGAATATTATTGAGTTCTTAAAGTGTAAAGACGATCCAGTTTATTTTGCAAATAATTATATAAAAATAGTATCTCTTGATGAGGGACTAGTTCCGTTTAAGCAATATCCTTTTCAGAAAAAATTAATTAAAAATTTCCATGAGAACCGTTTCAATATATGCAAGATGCCTCGGCAGACTGGTAAGTCAACAACGGTTGTATCATATTTACTCCATTATGCAATATTTAATGATAATGTTAATATTGCTATACTTGCAAACAAAGCTTCTACAGCCCGTGATTTACTAGGTAGATTACAACTTGCATATGAAAACTTGCCAAGATGGATGCAACAGGGTATTATATCTTGGAATAAGGGTTCATTAGAAATAGAAAATGGATCGAAAATATCTGCTAATTCTACATCATCATCTGCTGTTCGAGGTGGATCATACAATGTTATATTTCTTGATGAGTTTGCGTTCATTCCAAATCACATTGCAGATGATTTCTTTGCATCTGTATATCCAACAATAACTTCAGGTCAAAAAACAAAAGTTATAATTGTATCTACACCACGAGGTATGAATCATTTCTACCGAATGTGGCATGAAGCAGAAAGAGGAAAAAATGAATATATTCCAACTGATGTTCATTGGTCAGAAGTTCCTGGTCGTGATGAAGCATGGAAAGAATCTACAATTGCTAATACTTCTGAGCAACAATTTAAGGTCGAATTTGAGTGTGAGTTCTTAGGATCTGTTAATACGTTAATAAATCCTGCAAAACTTAAAAATTTAGTTTATGAAAATCCAATACAAAAAAATGCAGGATTAGATGTTTACGAAGTACCTATAAAAGATCACAATTACTTAATCACAGTTGATGTTGCTCGTGGATTAGGTAATGATTACTCTGCATTTATAGTTTTTGATATTACAAATTTTCCTTATAAGGCAGTAGCAAAATATCGAAATAATGAAATCAAACCAATGCTATTTCCAAGTATTATTGATGATATTGGTAAAGCATATAATAAAGCATTCATATTATGTGAGGTAAATGATATCGGAGACCAAGTTGCATCCATACTTAACTATGACTTGGAGTATGATAATTTACTAATGTGTTCACAGAGAGGGCGGGCAGGTCAAGTTGTTGGTGCTGGATTTAGTGGTAAAAGATCTCAACTAGGTGTAAGAACAACACAAGCTGTTAAGAAATTAGGTTGTTCAAATCTTAAGACACTATTAGAGGATGATAAAATTTTAATTATTGACTATGACATCATATCTGAATTGACTACTTTTTCTCAAAAGCATAACTCATTTGAGGCAGAGGAGGGATGTAATGATGACTTGGCAATGTGTTTAGTTATATTTGCATGGTTAGTTGCACAGGATTACTTCAAAGAAATGACTGATAATGATGTAAGAAAGAGAATATATGAAGAACAAAAGAATCAGATAGAACAGGACATGGCACCTTTTGGATTTATGTCTGATGGAATGGACGATACCACGTTCGTTGACAAAGATGGTGACTTATGGCATACTGATGAATATGGTGATCGTTCTTATATGTGGGATTATATGTGATGGACTTGACTGCAAGAAACGTAATTAATTCTCTATCTGAAATTGCTCCTTACATTGAGGCAGATGGAGGATTTGTTGAATTTGTTGAAATAGAAGAAGAAACAAACTACGTCAAAGTTCGATTAGGTGGTGCTTGTACGAGTTGTGCAATGAGTGCAATGACACTGAAACAAGGTATCGAGAATAAAATTATGCAAGATATTCCCGACTGTAATGGTGTAATTCAAGTTCTCTGATGGATTTTGATGAACAATTAGAAGAAAGTCATTTTGTATTTACAGAGAGAAAGTGTCGAGTTTGTGGAAAAACTAAAGATTTGATAGATGGATTTTACTTAATAAGGAAAAATAAAAGTATTCAATCATCATATTCATATGAATGTAAAACCTGCACTATAAGTAGAGTAAAAAAATCAAAAAAGAAGATAAGTAATAAGTGGGAATACCCTGATTGGTAGTTCATGCACGGTTTCCCCGATGAAAATGGTCTTTTTCATAAATAATCTTAGAAAAAATTTCCTGAGATCGGAGAAACAAGATGCCTCTAAATTTAGCATCTCCTGGTATTGTAGTTAGAGAAGTTGACCTCACCATTGGTAGAGTAGACCCAACAAGTGGCTCTATTGGTGCGTTAGTCGCTCCATTTACTAAAGGACCTGTGGAGGAACCACAACTCATCGAGAGTGAGGAGGATCTATTAGAAACTTTTGGACAACCTTATTCAGTAGATAAGCACTACGAATATTGGATGGTTGCATCATCATACTTAGCATACGGTCT